TAGATGTACCACCAGCTACGATAGCTGCCTTGTTGAGTGAGGCCTCGAAGTCTCCAAAGCCTTTTACTGCTTTTACACCCATTGCAGTGGTTGCTGCCCCTGCAATCGTCATCCCTTTTCCGACTTCTTTGAGCGATCCAAAAATATTAGATCCAGCTTTACCAGCCTTTTGTGTGAGATTTTCGGCCGCAGAGCCTGCTTTTTGCATCGTCGCAAAATAACCAGCATCAGTGGCTTTCAGCACGGCTTCTACTTTAAAGGACTTATCAGCCATCTATACCTCCTTCCTTTCGCCTCTTTTGAAGTCTTTTGGCAATTTCTATTAGTTCTTGATTGACTGCAGGGCCTTGCGATCTATTCAAGACTGTTCTGCGTCGTTCTTCTTCATTGTAAAAGTCTTCGAACTTCTCAAAGATATATCTTCCGTCTTTCTTGCTCGCCTGAGCTTGCCGAATTTGAAAAGCAAGTAAATATACTCTCTTTTCTTCGTCCAACATCTGCATGTCTCTTGCACGCTGTCTGATATTAAATTCTTTCAGCGTCATGCGTTGAGCAGTCACATAGTCTGTAATACCAAAGAAAGCGAAGATAGTTGCCATCAGGTCTTCATAAGTCTGTTCAGAAGTGAGTCCGACCGTGGTTTTCTTTAGGCTTGTTCCACTGCTTCCACGATCGCCATCGTTGTCTTCTTGGTCAGTTTTGAGGTCTTGAAACATGTTAAAAAATCATCGAAGACAACATCGAGATCATCTTGTTCTTCAAGCCATTTCTCAATATCCTTTTCAGATAATTTGCTCCGATTCGTGATAGTTGCGGCCTGAATGATGTCAACCAAGATTGTTGGGTTTCCATCCAAGAGATACACAACCGCAGAACGGACACCAGCTCCGAAATTCATTCCATTCACGCTAGAGCAGAATTTTTTATCAAGTTCACGGATAAATGCAATACCAAAAGATAGTTCGTGTTCACGTTCGTTAATTGTCAATGTTTTCATTATGTTTTTTCCTTTTCTTTGTGTTTTTTTAGTAAAAATAAAAGAGGGCTTTCGCCCTCGTAGTTATTGCTGCTTATCCGGTGATTGCAGTTGTGTCAGCAAATGCATAAAGTACCTCTGCCTCTTGATCCGCAGTAAGTGTTGCATATCCCGGTACTGGTTTACCATCGATTGCCATTTCAGTTTTCAAAGTGATGAGATCTTCAACGTTGGCAGGCACTTCCCACTTGCTCAATTTACCGATAGCATACAATGCTGGGTATTTTGCACCTTGTTTTTCGCCCTTCAAATCGATGTCCCATACTTCCAACTCGTAACCTTCGATTACAGAGTTTTTAAGCATGTTATTCAATTCGTCACGAGACGCAACCGCTTCGATTGAGAGTGTAACTTCCAATCCACCAGCAGCCGAAATAGCACCATCTTTGGTTTTTGTGCTATCTGTTTTGCGTTCATACTCCCATTTGTGTTCAGTTTGCAAAGCAAGTTTTGCTGCAGCAGTTTTGTCGCCTTTTTTGCGGAACATCAAAATCCGATCTTTACCTTTTTGTGGTTCTAATACCATTTAGTTTTTCCTTTCGTTTAAACAAATTTAAATTCCATGTCAATAACTGCATGGAAAAGAGTTTCTTCTGTGCTGTTGTCTTTAATGATTTGACTATTACTAGAGAGGCCCATCGACCAGCTTCTATTCTCGATGCGATTGATCTTGCTCAATTCATTTTGGATTTTATAGATCATGTCTGATAATCGTCTGCGGTTGTTGATATCGTCCCAAACATGGACTCTTGTACTTACTAAACCAATCAACCCCGATTTGGTAGGGTTTGGCATTAAATGCGTATCACCCATCACACAAAATGGATATTTTGCAGACATATCGGGTAGAGCTAGATAAATATCATAGCCAAGCGAAGAAATACGCTTGTAAATCTCGTCAAATAATTGTTGATCTGGCTGTTTCATTTACCTGTCATTCCTTTCTCTAAATCTGCAACAAACTCTGGAATAGTTTCTTCCAGCGCTGGCCCCATGTACGGTTGAGCTTCCATCTTGCGTGTTCCTACTTCGACATAACCCGAATAATCTGTACCAGCTTTCACTCTTGCTTCATCACGTCCAACAGTAAGATGTATAGACTGCCTTGTAGCACCCGTAGAATATCCACGAGTGAAGACAGCATTTCTCACTGCTCGTCTGTGCAAGCGTGAGCCATGATCCTTTAAGATCTCGTGTGCGTCAAATTTAACTGCTTGCGCAAAAAAGAGGGTTGCCCCTCCATCGTTAATATCAATGTCAAACATTAACCCATCACCTCGGCTACATACAAGACCGTAGAGCGTCGTTCTGGATTCTTTCGGCTGATAACCTTATAACGTTTTCCAGCGATGACAATGGACGATATAGGGCCATTTATAACGTGATTAAAACGTAAGACTTTTGCATCTACATCGACTTTATCAAGCAGTTTGACTTTTAATTCCAGTCCTAATTCAGAAATAAAGCAAGGTAATACCTTTTTAGTAGGCTCTGCGTTGCTCATTCGTCCTAATTCTGGGTCATATTTAGGTTTCTCGGCCTGAAATACGAGTTCAACACGTTCGCTTTCTCTCATAGCATCTTAAATCCTCGATTTTCAAGGATAGATGGGTACTCACGTTTCAAGATCTTGTTAAATCGTGCAAAATCATCTTGATTAAATTCAAGAGTTAAACCTTCGAGCGTCTTCTTAGAGTAACCTTCCGATCCAATGCGGTTGAATCGTTCGATCATGATTTCAATAATCATGTAATCAAACTTTTCTGGCACTCCAAAATCTCCAGTATAGGCAGTAAAATGCTGGGTTGTCATCTCCTCGATTAAACCAAGCATTTTGTCCTGCAAGTCGTCCTCGATATTCAACAGCACCTTTACTTTATCGATGTACGACATAATCAAATCATCCTTTCAATGCCTCGACTAATTCAGCTTTTGCAAGCGTGGAATAACCTTCGACACCAGTTTCTTTAGCTAAAGATTTCAAATCTTTTAGCGTCATATCATCCAAAGCGACATCTTCAACCGTTTCTGGTTCAACTGGATCGCTCTGTTGATAGTGATAACGTAGTAGCATGCTCACGTTGTCACCCCCTTTTAAAATTACGATTCACCGAATTTAACAACTCGTGATGGATCATAGAGATATGTTCCATAGTGTTTGTCTGCAGTGATGACAGTTGCTTTTTTCAAGATGTCACGGTCAGTTTCAACCATTACATCACGTTTCAATGCAATAACAAATGCACCGTATTTGTTGACATCATCTGTATCAGTAGCATCAGCAGAGACTTTCACGAGGAAGCCTTTACCTTTTTCAACTTTGTTTGTACGGACGATTTGAACACCAAGAACTTCACCGAATGTTCCGTTCACGATTGTTTCTGCACCAAGTTCTGATCCTTTAGTCCAGTTTTGAGCCGCATCTTTACGAAGAGCAGCAGCGTCTGCAGGATTGAGCAGGGCAACATAAGATGCATCGTCTTCGTCTTCGAAGATATCGAGGGCTTTTTGCAAGTTGTCAACAGTAGTAGCTGTTTCAGTTACGTGTTGAGTTGCACCTTTCGCAGCTTCTACAAGGTCGTTGTCGATCTTGTTAGCAAGGGCAAGTGAGGCTTGATACACTGCTTGTCCGATTGGGTCGCCAAGTCCTGAAAGAAGGGCTTCGTCTGTGATTTCATACCCTTTAGCAGCCTTTTTGATTGTCATTTCAGACTTTTTAGTAGTCAATTGGTCCAAAGTGATGGCTACGCCTTCTGCAACTTCTGCAGCGTCTCCAGCGTATTCCCATTTTGGTACTGTGATCTTGTCACCGGGTTGTCCAACAAGTGTGTTGTCAACGTAAGCGAGTGGTGTGAATTTGATTAGTTTAGGCAATTTAGCTGATACCATGTCAGCCATGACTTCTGGCACTACCATAGTAGCTTTTTGAGTAATTCCTTGTGGCATAAATTAATTATCCTTTCAATTGGTTATATAGTTCTGGGTTCGTTTGGAATAATTCGTTTCGGCTTTGATAACCCATCTTACGGAATTGTTCCTTGGTGATCCCTTGACCAGTTTCTTCTTGCTTGGTTGGTGTTTTACCAACTAGCATTGTTTGTACTTTTGCATCTGCAAGAGTATTTACAAGACCAATGAGTGACTGTACTGACTGTTGTGTATCTTCTGCATTGTTGCGTACAACAAAGTCAAGCACTGTTTCATCGGCTGTGATTCCAG